GTTGATTGTGGAGGGTGGTTTTAAAAGGCCACCTTCTTTTTTTAAAAAATATGCAGATACTAACTAAAACAGGCACAAGAAACATTAACTTTATACCACGTGAAGCTATAAGTGGTGCAAAGGTTTATAAGTTAGTAATAAAATCAGAAGGACAAAACAAAGTGATATTAACAGACAACGCAGCAACGTTTACAGAATTGGATTATTATTTTCAATATATCACAACACAAGCACTAGAAGAGAACAACTATTACACAATTACCATTACAAATACCACAGATGGAATTGTTATATTTAAAGACAAAATGTACTGTACAGACCAAACACTAAGTGATTATGAAATTAGCAATGGTGTTTACATAGAGCAAAGTACAGGAAACAACGAATTTGTATATTATGGATAATTTACATTTAATACAGTTTAACCAATATGAAAGGCCTGCTATCACAGAAGAACGCAATAGGGATTGGGTAGGAATAGGTGATAACAATGATTATTACCAAAACTTAATTGATGCGTATATGGATAGCACAACAAACCAAGCTGTAATAAATGGTATTGTTAATATGATATACGGCAAAGGTTTGGATGCTACAGATAGCAATGAAAAGCCTGAAGAATATGCACAAATGAAACAGCTGCTTACACCAACGTGTATGCGCAAGGTTTGTAATGATTTAAAGTTATTAGGTGAG